GCAGGAATCTCTCCCCTAATGACCAGATTTGACCCACCAACAACCGAAAGGCCTAAGTCATGACCCAAAAGAAAACAGTTGAGCCAGATACTAAACAGATTGATATCTACCTATGTTTAGAATCGGCTTTGGCAGCTTCAAATTGGATAGCCAAGACTGATGCAGCTGCTGTGCATCTCGCCCGGCGCATGGCCAAGGCACTAGATACCGCTTTTGACATGGGTGCTGATCTTAAAGACATCACGGCACTATCTGGTAAGTTCTTAACAGTGCTACAACAACTGCACCTAACTGTTGAAACACGTACTGCCAGTAAACAAGAGGAAAATGATGGAACAGCCTATGTCGGAGATTTCCTACGGCTTGTCAAAACCAAGAATCCAAAGCCCCCAGCTAAAACTGCCCAGCGCAGGACCGCTAGTAAGCCAACTGGCTGACGAGTTAGGCGTACCGTTACTGCCTTGGCAGCAACATGTTTTAGATGATGCCTTAAAGATAAATCCTGATGGCACATGGGCAAGATCTCAAGTGGGTGTGCTCGTAGCTAGACAGAACGGCAAGACCCACATGATGCGCATGCGTATGCTTGCTGGCCTGTACATCTTTGGAGAAAAATCCATTATTGCCATGTCACAGACACGTCAACTGTCATTAGATACTTTCAAGCAAACAGTTGACATGGCTGAAAGCCTTGACTGGATGCGTAAACGTATCAAACGAGTTTCCCGGACTAACGGGCAAGAGGAAATTGAGGTTTACTGCCACCACTACCCCAAGTCCTGTACAACCAAATGTGAGCGATTACGAAAGTATGCAATTAGAGCTGCAACCAGCGAGGGTCCACGTGGTTCAACCGCCGACTTGCTTTATGTAGATGAACTGCGAGAAATTGACGAGGCTACATGGGCAGCCGTTACACCCATAACCCGAGCTAGACCTAATGCTCAAGTGTTTTGGACATCCAACGCTGGTGACTTAAATAGCAATGTCCTAAATGAACAAAGGCGTAGAGCCTTAACCTTTGAGTCAAGCCGTATGGGTTATTACGAATACAGCGCTCCACCGGGATCTGATGTAAATGATGAAAAGGCATGGGCAATGGCTAATCCTGCAATGGGACACACAATCACAAAAGAAAACATTAAAGATGCATCAATTTTTGATACCAAGGATGCATTTAAGACAGAGACACTGTGTATGTGGGTAGATGCCATTGATTCACCATGGCCAATGGACATGTGGAATGCAGGCGAGATGGATGTAGCACTTGAGGATGAATTACCTACATGGATGGCTATAGACCTTAACTTCAATAGAGAAATTGCCTGCCTAGTTACTATTCAAGAGCGCCCAGAGGGCTTGGCCGTATTCTTACATGAATGGCAACGTGAGGGCGGAATAAATGACTTGGAACTTACAGGTGAACTAGCAACACTTGCTCGTAGATACCGTCCTAGAAAATTTGCTTATGATCCAAATACCGCAGGTTACATTGCACCACGTTTAGCACAGGCAGGCATAGCAACCGAGCCAACACCATGGGCATCAGCAGGCTTTGCCATTAGTTGCGATCAGACGCTTAATGCAATGCAGTCTGGCAAGTTCATTCATCCCGGACAACCGACATTACATAGTCACTTAGTCTCATGTGCTAGACGGCCAGCATCAGATGGTGGATGGCGCATTGCTCGTAGAGCTGCTCAAGTACCAATCACAGCTGCAGTGGCGTTAGTAATGGCGGCTGGTCATGCTTGTGCGCCACAACAGAGTGTGAGTATCATTAGTGCTTAAGGTCTACTTGGCAGTACCCCAATGTGTGGGCTAGTCACTCCTATCACTAGCCCACACATTCCGACACGCTTACCAGATGCTTGAATGTCACACATTTGTGAGATAATGCAGTATGGGTTTTATTGATTTCTTATTGGGTACTCCAGAACAGAAACCAGACATTGAAGCTCGTGCAGGTATTGCGATCCCGTTCTATCAGGATGCTTACTTCACGCCTTTTAACACTTTCCGCGTTGACCGCTCAAGCGCAATGCAAGTACCAGCCGTGGCACGCGCTCGCAACATTATTGCTGGCACTATCGGCACATTAGGCCTTTACTCTTACAACGAAATAACTGGCGCTAAGGTCGAGGGTCGCACGATCCTAAGACAGCCTGATCCAGCATTGCCGTTATCTGTAACTATGGCTTGGACAGTCGAGGACTTGTTATTCCATGGTCGTTCATTCTGGCAGGTGCTTGAAGTTAGCGCTGAGGATGGTAGGCCAACACAGGCTCGCAGAATTGATCCAACACGCGTTACATTTACAACTGATCTAAACACTCAAGAAATTGTTAACGGTTTCTACATTGAGGGTGGATTATTACCTGCAACTGGCGTTGGATCACTAATCATGTTTAGCGGCATTGACGAAGGCATACTTAACCGAGGTGGCCGCACTATCTCCACAGCTTTGAAGTTAGAGGAAGCCGTACAGAGAATGGCCAGTGAGCCAAATCCGACTATGGTTATTAAAAATTCTGGCGTTGACTTACCACCAGAGCAGGTATCTAGCCTGTTGGCACAATGGAAGCAAGCCCGGGCTACTCGCTCAACTGCTTACTTGTCAGGGCCATTGGATGTAACCACTTTTGGTTATGATGCCGGGCAAATGCAGTTAACTGAATCTCGCTTGAACACTGCAGCTGAAATTGCTCGCATGTGCAACATCCCTGCTTGGTACATTAACGCCGAATCTGCCAGCGCAACTTACTCAAACGTAAGCCAAGAGCGCCGTAGCCTTGTTGATTTCTCATTGCGCCCATACATGAGTTGCATCGAGGAAAGACTCACAATGAATGACGTGACCCCACGTGGGCAAGAAGTCAGATTTGATCTTGACGATTACTTGCGTGGCAATCCACTTGAGCAGATTGAAGTATTAACCAAGATGCTTGATGCAGGACTTATCAATGTTGATGAGGCTCGTGAGGAAATGGACTTAGCACCGAGAGGCAATGAAAATGCAAATTAATTTTGACGGTCAGGTATTAGCAGCTGACACAGAGACCCGAACAATCAAGGGACTAGTTGTACCTTTTGCCAAGGTCGGTAACACATCCGCTGGCCCAGTGCGCTTTGAATTTGGCGCATTTGGTGACATTGATGCTAGTCAGATTGTCCTAAACATGGAACATGACCGCACACGCCCACTTGGTCGCGGCATTGCAGGATCAGAGGAAGTTACACCAGCAGGTGTATCTATGGCCTTTAAGATCGCACCTACAGGTGCTGGTAATGATGCTCTTGTAGAAGCCTCCGAGGGCTTGCGCCCGGCATTTAGCATTGAAGCCAAAGTTAATGAGTACACAATTGAAAAGGGTGTCATGGTAGTTGCATCTGCAAACCTTGAAGCCGTTGCTCATGTAACTAATCCAGCATTCAAAGATGCACAAATCCTTGATGTAGCCGCTACAGAGGAAACCCCAGAAACCACCGAAGCAGAAACCCCTGCAGAGGAAAACCCACAGGAGATAACAGTGGAAGAAACAACCGCACCAGTGGCTGATGAAGTAACCGCGTCCGCGGTTGTTACAGCAGCTGCACCAGTGGCCTACGTAAAGCCTCGTAGCCCAATCAACAGCCAAGCCTCTTACCTAGAGCACAGCATCAAGGCCAAAATGGGCAACCATGATTCAGCCCAATATGTAATGGCAGCCGATGACTCATTCAGCACAAACCCAGCGTTTACCCCAGTGCAGTATGTAAACACCGTCATTGACAACTCAATTGGCTCACGTCCAGCCATTGATGCAATTGGCTCACGCGCCATCACTGCATCAGGCATGGTTATCAGCCATCCAAAAATCACAACCAACGGAACTGTTGCAGACACCAACGAAGGTGCTGGCCCATCAGAAACCGGAATTGTGTCCTCGTACGTCAACCTAGATGTAAACAAGTTTGCAGGAATGCAGCGCTACTCGGTAGAACTACTAGAGCGTTCATCCCCAGACTTTTTCCAAGCAATGGTTGATAACATGACACGCGCCTACAACAAGGCAACTGACGCAGCTGTAATTGCAGCTTTAACTGCGGGTGGCACACAGGCAACAGCACAGGATGCAGATTCTGATGGCATCATCGGATTCGTATCTAGCCAAGCCCCAGCCGCTTACCTAGCAACTGGCGAATTGCCAAGCGCTTACATTGCTGGCACTGGCCAGTGGTCATTGTTAATGGGTGCAACTGACACAACCGGTCGCCCAATCTACAACGCATACAACCCACAGAACAACGGTGGAGTTGCAGGCCCACAGTCCCTACGCGGAAACGTGCTTGGACTTGACCTTTACGTAGATCCAAACGCAGTTTCAACTGTTATTGATGAGTCAGCATTTATTGTTACTCCATCCGCAGTTGCAATTTACGAAAGCCCAATCCTACGTATGTCAACAAACGTAGTAACCTCTGGCGAAATCGAAACAGCACTTTACGGCTACCTAGCCGTAGGCGTTTTGACCGCTGGCGGTGTTCGTCGCTTTAACCTGACCTAAGTCAGCGTTAGTTAGAAGTGTGGGGGATGCGGCCCTGTGTCCCCCACACACTTACACATAGATAAGGATTTAAGATGCCACTAATCGCACTTAGCGAGTTAAAAGCCGTACTTGGTATTGGTGACATCTATGCTGATGCAATCGTGCAGGCAGTGGCAGATAGTGCCGAAAACATAATCCTGTCTTACTTAATTTTTGATGATGTAGCCATCAATGGCGTTGCGCTAACAAACAATGTTGCTCGCTTTTACTGCTACGACAACACATTCGTAGTTGGTCAAGCTTTGACCGTAAGTGGATGTGGCTCACCTTTTAATGGCTCACGAACTGTATCCAAAGTTGGCGTTGATGAGTACGGCGTAACATTCTTTGAATCAGCAATTACAAACGCCGACATTACTAAGCGCCAAATTATTCCTACTGGCCGAGCATTACTAACCAGCCAAGCCGCGCTTTATGACACAACCCCAGAAGTACGCGAAGCCGCTTTAGCCGTTGCCTGCGACATCTGGATCACTCGAACTGGCACACTAGGACAGCAAGGGGTTGACTTCCAAAGTCCAGCACCGTACCGCCTAGGGCGTTCAATGCTTACTCGTGTGTCAGGCCTACTTGGCAAGCACTTAGACACCCGAGGCTACCTTGGGTAATTTAGCGACTTACCGTGATGCACTCGCCGCAACTCTTGCAGCTGCCGGACGAGTAGTTTACGCATACCCAAATGAGAACATAACGCCACCAGCGATTGTGCTTGTGCCGGGATCTCCTTACATCACAGTTGGCGCTATTGGTGGTACTCGTTGCCATGTTCGCTTTGACATTACCTGCATAGTTAACGCAGCTGATAACCGCGCTGCTTTAGCCAACTTAGAAACTTTAATCTTTTCAGTAACTGACCTACTAGCCAATAACATTTCGTTTTTGGGTGGATGGTCACAACCCACAGTCCAGCAAATCGGAAACGCCGACATGCTTATCAGCCAACTCAACATAGAGATGGTCACAACCAACT